GCAAAGTTAAAAACTAGAACACGAGCGCGGTTTTTTGTTCTTGCTTTACTTCTTTTTCTTTTCTCTCTACTTCTTCTCTATCCTGTCTATATTCTTGCTCATCCCTCATTGCTTGATAATTAAGAACAATCATATTTTTTGGTCTGTTCATAATATTTAAAAAATTGGTAATATAAGAACGATAATGTTAAATTCTTAACATTAATGTATAGATTTATACAAGAATGTTAAATTCTTAACATTTATTGAAGCTAATTTAAAATTGTTAATCTTTTGGTAATTGGTCGATGGTTATAGAATCCCTCGCTTTTTTCGTCGTATTTTCCTAGTTTTATCAAAGTGCTTTTTTGTTCTATTCAAAAATTACACTAATCGTTTAGTTAATGCAAGATGTCATATTATATCATACTATACCATTTTAACATTAGTCAGCGCATTAGAACAGTATTTATATAGTAAAAAAAGCATGATACTTTTTAGCTTCAAAAATTGTTTAAACAATAAAACTTGTGACGTTTTTAATGATGTTTTGTTAATTGTTGTAGAAAAACCGAAATAAACTATTTATAATTTAGTAATCCAACTATTACTGTTATCCTTATAGTATTTATTAATCATTGTTGTGCCTAGACAACGTCGTAAACTACATAATTTACGACGTTAAGCCTATGTACATTATCTCTGTCGTAGTACATATATATATGTTTATATTGTTAATACGCTCTATATATAAATATATGTCTGGTTGTTATTAATATACATTATAAAGCTGACCGCCACCCCGTCTGTGGCTATAAGGGCTAAAGGGGGCGCTACTACCTATACCCAAAGCACGGTCTATATATACAACCATACCCCCTTATCACACAAAAATAGGTACCCTCTTTTATCTTCTGTTCATATTTTTTTTAGGAAGTTCTGCTGGAATGGCAAAATATCTCATTTTTAGACGCTTAGTGAGGTTTTTATGGGATTATGGTACTTTTTCACCCCTTCTATTGTGGAATATGGGTACCCCTCTTAAAATTTATAAAAATTTTTTGGGGTTGTTTTCTATAAAATATGTGGTATAATATAATATATGGACAAAAAAGGCTTTACCTGTCAATGTGGAAAGAACTTCTATAGTCAAAAACGCTTCCTTAATCATGTTTTAAGCCACGTACTTCCCCTTGTTCGCTTTGTTGCCTATATGGAAAATGATGAATTAATAGTTTGTCCCGCTTTTGAATATGTTTTTGGAGGATCAATTAATTAATATGAAGATTTGCAGTCATTGTCATATTGAAAAAGAGGAACAAGAGTTTCGGAAGCAGAATAAACAGAGGGATGAATTGTATAGTCAGTGTAAACAGTGTGAGAGGGGGGGCATAAAAAAGTCCCGCGCCCTCAAACGTGGTCAATTTTATCAACCCTATTAATGGAGATTTTTATATATTTAATTATTGGTTTTACATTTGCCTTGTCTGTCAGATTAATTGAAGGAACCCAGCTTTTAATAATGTGGATACTTTGGTTGCTGGCGTGGCCCCTTATATTAATTATAATTCCTTTTTCTTTTTTGTTTCGATTTTTATTTACTGTAGAGATATGATTATAAATTTAAACCTTGTTCCATATTTGATAATTGGCTTATTTTGTTGTTTGATAATAAGAGCAACAAGTGGAAGAAATCCACTTGCAATATATTTATTATTCCTTTTTTTTTGGCCAATAGTTTTACCACTTATACTCTTTTTATGGTTACTAGATTTATTGTTTAAAATAGAATTATGAAATATAAATTTTTAGGCAGACCAGATTACAAATTTCCCAATTTAAAAACAGGAAAAATTTATGATTTACATGTAGGTTATACAAAAGAAAGTCTAAAGTTGCCATTTTTTCTTAATTGGTTATTTCCTTATAGAGAGAAACCTGTTATAGTAAAACCTTTTTATTGTCCTTATTCAAGTTGGGAAAGTTTTTATCAAAATTGGATACCATATGAAAAACACATATAAAAATCAGAAATGTCCCAACTGTCAAGGAGATGGCAGATATGCAAAAACTTTTATAAATCCGCTTGGAGTTAATTGTTCTATGTGTGATGGAAGAGGTGCGGTTGAGAGGTTGAAACGCTCATATAAAAAAAAGAAATATAATCCTCGTCGAAATACGATTAGAAGTTTTTTACTTTATACTCTTGCCGAAGGAGGAGAATTCAATTTTTTAGGTGGTTTTACTCATAAACAATATAATAAACTCATAAAAGACGGATATTTTGAAATGCACCGCGGTGACATAAAAGAAAGAATTTACCCTTATTATACAATGAGATGTAATGGGACAGAGGATTTTGACTTTATTTTAGATGAACTTAATCATCCAGAAAAGAAAATGATTATTAGTGGAAGAGTTATTAGATAAAATCTATGGATAATAAACATCAAATACTTAAAGTATTGGTTGGAAGTCGCGCTCATGGACTAGCAACTCCTGAAAGCGATTATGATTATCGCGGTGTTTTTGTTGTCCCAACAGTTGAGATTTTAAAATTAGGAGGTCATACTGAGCAGACTAATTGGATTGAGGGTAAAGAAGATAATACTTCTTGGGAAATAGGACACTTTTTAAATATGGCTGTTCATTGTAATCCAACAATACTGGAAACATTTTTAGCTCCTCTATGTGAAGAACATATGGTAAAAAATAAATTACACAAATCAGATCTGGGTGTTCAACTGCGTGAATTATTTCCCTATGTTTGGAATAGTAAAGATGTGATGAATGCTTTTATTGGTTATGGTCACAATCAAAGGAAAAAGTTTCTTGACAATAAAGATCAACGAGAAGCAAAATATGCGACAGCGTATTTAAGGGTTTTATATAATGCATGGGAGTTACTTTCAACAGGAACGTTTTCCTCTAATATGAAGGAAACGTCTATTTTCAAAACACTTAAACGATTTAAGAATAAAGAATATCAGATAGGTGAAGTAATACAGACTTGTTTTGATTGGGAGGAGGAGGTAAGGAAAGCATATAAAGAAAATCCAGATAAAAAAACCAATATAGAACCAGTTAATGAGTTTTTATTAAAAGTTAGAAAAGAGTATTGGGTATGAGAAAGAAAAAACCGCATCGTACCAATCGATTATTGTTTAAAATTATAATTGTATTAATAATGATTATATGGTGTTTATTAGTTAAAATTCCAAGTGTATGAAAAAATATACTGTTTTTATCATAAAAGGATTTGATCATGATGAAATGGTTGATCATAAAAGAACTTTATATGATGTTAAAGTAATGGAGATAATCACAGAAAGTGAGAAGAACGCATTAAAAAAAGCAAAAACTCTTATTAAATGTAAAAAATATGAGTGTTTTGGAAGTTATGATAAGTTTATCAGCAATTAGGTTTAATTTAGGATTATGAAAAAAGATATTACGCGAGGGATAATGGATGCTATTTTAGGATTGTTTTGTTTCTTTATGGCATGTTTTTATTTTACAAATAACAATTTACTTTTAGGAGTATGGAATTTGATTTTATCAATTATCTTTTATTTTACATGAAAACTAAACAACTTATTGAGAAAAAAAAGAATTTAACAAGAAATGTTTGCTATTCGAAATACGCAACAAGACCTATTCTTTATACAGATACAATAAAGGGGATACAGGTTTGTAGAGATGATATGTGGGCTGTTACAACAGAAGAATTAAACAAACTAGATGAAATTATAAATTCTATTAAAAAATGAAAAAGACTAAAGAACAACAAATAGTGGATTGGTTAATAAATGGTGAGATTAATTTTATAAAACTTTTATCTATTTATGTTTCTTATTTAGAAGAAAATAAAAAACAAAATGATTATTTAATTACTGAATTAGGTTTTATTTCTTGTATGTATCGTAATCCTAAATTAAATTGTGGAAGTAAACAACAGCTTGAAGAAAGATTTAAAAAAGCAATTAAACAATCTAAATTATTTAAAGGAACTGTTTTTGAGAAAGAGTTATGAGTAAAATAAAAAAAATAAGATTTAGACAAAATGGAATATGGTCAGAATGGAAGGCTTTTGACGGACTCAAAATTCCAGACAGCGTAGAAGCTATTGAAACTGAAGAAACAATGACAAAGAAAGAATATCAAGATTTTAAAAAAATTTATTGTTAAACGCTCTTTAAGAATTGAAAGCTAGGACATTAGGTGCTGAAGAGGTTACTCGGTTGCGAAGCAGGGTATTGCCCACTAACCCCTAGCTTTTAGTTTTTAAGCACTTTGAGAATTAATGGGGGGTTGTCAGCAATGACTATAGCCACTAATCACGGTTTAGGAAAATTATAGAGGTGATTAAAGCGTATATCAGACTGGCAGGGTATCGGATGATTTCCGTAGAGTAGCAGGAGATTTAAGCAATAGTTCTCTATATTCTGACCCCCACCATTAGTTTTTAAAGATTGATTTAAGGCAGGTATGGGGAAAAATAGAGATAAGCCGTAAAATCAGGATACCTATTATCCCGAACGTACTTGCCTGAAATTAGTCTATTAAAAATTAATAAATATTTATGAAAGATAAAATTATTCAAATAACTGACACTCTCACCGATGAAGTAGAAGGACAAACATTAGGATTATCTAAAAGTGGAAAATTATATGTTCTTGTTTATAAAAAAGTTATTATTTCTCCAGGAACAACAACTGATAGTGAAAAATTTGAGTTTATACCTAGTCATTGGAAATTACTAATTGATAGTCCAGAACTTATTAAATAATTAACCCCCTCTTAAGGAGGGAAAAATAAAATAAATATTTATGAAAAATAAAGTATTTTGCGAACAAATATTTGATATAAAAGTATTTCTTATATTAGAAAAGGATTTTAGTAAAGTAAGAAAATATTTAGAAAAGAGAGGACATATATTTGACGGCGATCTTAATGATGCAGAAGGAATTGTATCTAGTTTAGAAGGAATAAACGAGTGGTATATTTGGTTTAAAAAACCAATTGTTAGAAAAACTATAATCCACGAATGTACTCACCTAACAAGGCAAATACTTAATTATAATGGTATTGATTTTTCTGACGATCAGGATGAGGTTTTGTCTTATTATATGGAATATTGGACTGAATTGTTTTTTAAGTTTTATAAATTATGAATAAACTAGAAAATAATATACTATAAAAACTTCAAAAAACTAATATGTCAAAAGAACATACTGTAGAAAATGGTATATTAATATAAATGAAATATCTTCTAGAATTTAAGGGTTTAAATTTATTTCCTAAAAAGAAAATAGGAAAAACATTTTAAATAATTTATGTGTAAAAAATGCCTTGAACGTTTAAAATATGCACGTTATTATTATTGGGAAAGTTTTGTTTGGAATAAGTTAGTTGCCTTTTGTTTGGGATTAATAGTTTGTTTATTCTTTTGTATTAACTTTTGGAAAATTGTTAATGGTGTGATATTATTAATTAAACTAGTTAAATGAGAGAACATAAAAAAAATGTCGCGCTTGCTAGGCGGATGTTAACAAAAGAGGAAATAAAAAAACATACTTCTATTTTTCAAAGTAAGGCATGGCTAGAGAGGGTAGAAAATAGAAAAGTTAAAGTTAATAATCGAATAATAGAGGCTCAATATAAAAAAGAAGCAAGAAAAAGTAAATTAAAAGTTAAAAAATAGATATGAATTTAGAAGCAAAAGTTAGAGATGCATTTCAGATTATTGGAATTTTGTTTGAGGTTAATCCTGATGATATGTCGGTTGGTGATGTAAGAGAAGCATATAAAAAAGCACTTCTCTTTATTACTGGCGTTATTGTGGGAAACGTACTTACTTACGACAAATTAAAACAACTAGGCGAACAAATAAAAAAAGTAGAATAGATTTTTCTTCATTTGCGCTTGACACATATATAGTAGTGAGATATTGTTGATATATATTTTGATATATTAACATTATGAAACGAATATTAATTTCACTACCCTCCCCATTACTTCTTCAAATAGATAAATATTGTAAAGACAATCAATATAATCGCTCTGAGTTTGTTAGATACGCAATAAGATTATTAGTTAATAATAAAAATGATAAATCTACTTAATAAATTGTTTAAAAAAGAAACTATTATAGCAACACAAGATTGTAAACATCAATGGGAGTTAGTTGCTAAAACGTATGCCGCCCCAATTCAAAGTACAATTAATGTTGAGGACCCTCGTTTTTTGTTTGGCGTTACAACCTACAATTGGCATTGTAATTTATGCGGAGCTGGATATCGTGATGAGATGTTAGGAACTGATGAAAATAGATGGAATGATATTGTCGATAAAGTAGAAAAGTTTGGAATGCAATATATAAAGGCTGGAAATAAGGTTTTTGGAGTCGCTGAGTGGTTTCCTGAAATAGAAAAATGATGGGACAAAAAAATACTAGGAATTATACACCATTACCAAGTGCAATGATTCCTATAAAAAAAATAACACTTGATGATATTAAAAAAATAAAAGGAAGACCACTAAAGGCACTTATTCCTCAAATTAAAAAAATTAGAAAAGATATAAAAATGACTAGAAAAGTAGAGAATGCAGAAATTGCTCGAAAAAATAGATTGCTTAGAATGCAAAAACACAAACTAATTATTAGGCAAAAGGCTGACCTATTCTTAGAGGAGTTCATAAAAAACGGAGGAAATGCTACTGAGGCGGTTTTAACAATTTCTCCTCATCTTTCACGGGTGTCAGCCTATGCCACCGCCTCTAAATATTTAAAGGAATTACGTGGATTAGGAAGATTATATCTTGAAAAAAAAGGTCATTCCTATGGAAAACTTTTAGATATTGCTATGCAAAAAGTTAAAGGATCAAAAACACCAGAATGGTGGGATAGGATTATGAAGATAGCTGACTATGAGGATTTTATGACAAAAGAAAAAAAAGGTGGACCACAAGTTGTTAATATTATTCAATCTCACAAAGACTTGACATCATCATATATAGAAGGTGAGGTTGAGGATATTTTACCAGTAGAAGATAATGCTAAAGCCGATTAAAATCAACTATCGCAAATTTATAGAAGAGAACTTCCAGGTAAGTGATAAAGATACTCTAATTCCTATTCCTTTTAGATTAAATAAGGTTCAGGCAAAATATAGTGATATTTTAAGTAATGAATATCCTGAAATGGAGGGAGTTAGGGAAATAGTTTTGAAAGCGCGACAAGAAGGAATGTCTAGTTTTATTCTTGCACTATTTGCTACTGATTTTTTACTTCGTCCTTACTCTGTTTCAATTTGTATCTCCCACCGAAAAGATGCAACCGATATTCTTTTTAAAAAAGTAAAATCTTACATTGACTCTTATTTTAGAGTTTTAGCTAAAAAGAATAATATTGATCCTGATTTAATTGCTAAACAATTTTTAAAAAGTGATAACCGTAATCTTTTAGAAAATGCTACCAATGGTGCAGTTTTCTATATTGGAACGGCGGGAGCAAAGGTTGGAGGGCGCGGTGGAACGGCCCGAAATATTCTTTTCTCTGAAACGGCATTTTATCAAGATACGGATTTGATTACCGCTCAAGAAATTGTTGTTGGAACAGCCCAACAAGTTCCTCAAGGACGTGGAATGATATTTCTTGAGTCAACTGCAAACGGAGTCGGAAATTATTACCATGAAACATGGGAAAAAGCCATGAGGGGCGAATCTACATATAAGCCTCGATTTTTTGGTTGGCAGGAATTTTATACTAAAGAATGGGTTGAGGAAAAAAGAAAAGAGTTTCCCAATGATAGGATGTGGCGCCAGGAATATCCGTGTTTGGGAGGAGAAACTATAGTAGATTATCATGGATTTTCTTTAATAAAAGATCATCCCCACGTATTAAAAAAAGGTTTAAAAATGACATATGTGTTAAAAACTGAAATGGGAAGAGAGATAATTATTACAGAAGATCATCCTATTTTTGATGGTATTAATTATATCCCCTTACACAGTTTAAAAAATAAAGATAAAATAGCTTTACTTTCACCTTCTTTTTCTGAAAATAAACAACAGAACATTAATGTTAATTTTGGTATCAGTTCTGTACGCGGTCAGGTTGAGATTAATGAAGATATGGCTAGTTTTATAGGTATTTTTATGGGGGATGGTAGTTTATCTGGTCATGGATCATACACATTAAGTATTGTTTGCGATAATAAAGATGGAGATTTTATTAATTATACTAAAACACTCATTAAAAAATTATTTGTTAAACCCTCAGAAAGATTAGTTGGTTCTAAAAAGGGTGGTACAGAAATAAGGGTAACCAATCAAAGGTTCAAGGAATTATTTTTGTCTTTGGATTTAATCTGTTGCAATTCCCTTAATGTTGCAAAACGTTATGTTCATGTTCCTTTTTATATATTTAAATCTCCACCCTTTGTTATTAAAAAATTCCTACAAGGTATTTTTGAAACTGATGGTTTTGTAGGAAATAAAAGTCCAAGAATAGTTCTATTTTCCAAATATGAACAATTTCTTAGAGACATTCAATTTTTGTTATTGGGTTTTGGCATTAATAGTCGAATAAAAGTAGCTGACAAAATAGCGGGTGACGGTCATAAATATATAGGAAGGGAATTAAGATTGAATGGTTTAGAAGTAAAAAAGTTTAATGAAGAAATAGGTTTTTTATCTAAAAGAAAACAAGATAGATTCAAAACACATAGTTTTAACGGTCATTATATGATTAAGAATGAAATGTATGACTATGTCAAAAGTATTACTCAAAATAAAATTGTGGATGTTTATGATTTAAATACAGATAGAGGTTATTTTTCTGCTAATGGAATTTGGGTACATAACTGTGACTATGATGAGGCATTTGTAGTGTCAGGAAGCCCTTATTTTAATACTGATTTATTAAAAAAAGCTCTTAACGAGCATCATTTACCCATTAGACAAGGTAAGTTTGCCGCTGATGGAGAATTTAATTAATATGAAACAAAAAAATGTAAAAATTAGTTGTCTTGTTTGTAATAAGTTGATGGTAGTTTGGCCCTGTTTGTTAAAACGAGGTAAAAAATATTGTTCTGAAGAATGTCAACATAGGCATCAAAAATTAAATCTTACTGGGGATAATAAAAAATGCTTATATTGTAATTGTAATTTTTATGTTTATAAACATCAAAAAAAAGACAAGAGAGGAATTTATTGTTCTAAAAAATGTCAATATTCATCTGAGCTTTGGAAAAAAAGCATAGGAGATGCTAATAGAAGTAATATTTTGGATAGTGTATTTATTTTGAGACGCCAAATTAGAGACAGTGAAATATATAATTTTTGGAGAAACTTAGTATTAAAAAGAGATAATTATACTTGTTTATTATGTAATAAACGTGGTGGAAAATTAAATGTAGATCATATTATTCCATTTTTTTATATTATAAAAATTAATAATATTACCTGTTTTAAAGAAGCATTATTATGTGAAGATTTGTGGAGTTTAGATAATGGAAGAACATTGTGCGTGGGCTGTCATAAATCTACCGATACTTATGGTGAAAAAGTTAAACATTCCAATTATTATGAAGACAACTGAGCAATTTCCTGTAAAACTTTATAGACAACTTGAAGAAAATGAGCAATTTGTTATGTTTGCTGATCCAGCTGAGTCTCAAGATTTTTGCGCGGCAGTAGCTATCTCTAAAAAACACTTTGACTGTCCTCTTATATTCAACTGGGTTATGGAGTCCACTCAATTTGGATATGAACTCTTTTATATGGCCAAGTTTATTCAAAAGAAGACTGGATTATGGCCAAAATTAGCTGTCGAACGTAATACTGGTCAGGCGACTATTTACATTTTAAAAACTTTAAATTATCCAGATTTATTTAGAATGGTAGATTTTACATCTACTAATAGTGCGGAAAAAGGAGAAATAGGTTGGGTTACAACTGGAGCTTTAACTGGTGGAGTATTGATGGGTACGCGTCGTAAAATGTTGGATGATTTATCAACTGCCATCAATCAAGGAATGATTAAAATGTATGATGAAACACAAATAAGACAATTGATGTCTTTTTTAATAGTAAAAGGTGGACGTGCTCAGGCTCAATCTAATAAGAAAGATGATTTGGTACTCGCTACTTCAGGCGCATGGCAAATACAACTTTTAACTCCAGATAATGATTTTGGGGATTATGATCCAGTAGAGAGACAAAGACAAAGGGATAAATGGAGATTCAAATAATTATAAATTAAAAATTCATTATGGAAGGAAAAGTAGAGTTGGTAAATGATCCTAAATTTATAAATAGTCCTAAGGGAAGATATGAGGCGTGGTTAAAAAGAGACGATAAATATTGTCGTTTTCATCCTCTTGTTCATCCTGATAATATTAAGGATATTTTATTAAAAAATGGTTCCACATCAAAGGAAGTAAAGAAGGTAATTGAGGTTACTAGTTTTAAATATTGTCCGCGCTGTTTTGCAATTGCTAAATAATGAAAAAAAAAGTAGAGGATGTTGATTATTATAAACAACAGGCAAAAAACGAATACGCTTTTCGAGAAATGCTTAAGACTGTTAAGCCAGATTTGTATGTAATTTTTGATATCTTACAGACAACTGGAATTAATTTTTTTGTAGTTGTAAAAATTTTAAGAGCATTAAATAATGTGGCTCTAGGGACGGGTTATGGGACGGTCAGCGTAGATATTCAAGATAACAAGGTGCTCTTTGTAAAAGGAACAGAATCCGATCGTGTAAATGAAGAGTTAATAAATAAAAATCCTCAACGTGGAACTATTGAAATTGTAAATGAATAGGTTTGATTTATTTTGATATAAATACGCTTGACATGGATATATTAGTTAGATATTGTTATTTAAGATAGGTTAATTTAGGCGAACACCGCCGTTTAATCGACAACATACTATCGCTTGATAGTTATTTTGTCGATTTTTTTATGGTCTAAAAATATGGCCGAAACAAAACAGGACGTAAGTAAAAATAATTTGAAGGATGAACAAATTCTTCGTGAGTGTAAACAACATTCTCAGATTGGTTTCCAAGAAACAGATAGTCGTGCTACTGGAAAAAATCGTATAGGTTCCATTTCTTTTAATGAGGCAGATGAACTCTTTCGTTCTTGGTTAAACGAATCTACATGGCCATATGATGCTCTTCTTTTTGATCCTCGTGTTTTTACTGTAATTTTTGAAAAAACTTCTCGCTTAATTGCTAATAAACCTCGTGGAAAATTAAATCCACGCGAAGGTTCTGATGTGATGGCAGCTCGAATTAATAATCAATTATTAGATTATCAATGGGATCAGGCTAATATTGGCGGATCAATGATTTCCAAGTGGGCTCTTTCTGATATGAACACCCGTAAATACGGCGCGGCTTTTGGTCTTTGTACATGGAGATATGAATTAGATGATAAGGGAAACGTGGTTTTTGATGGTCCAGAAATGAAAGTATTAAACAATAGAGACTGTGCTCACGATTTAACCGCTACGTCAATTGAGAGTTGTAATTGGTTTCAGGTAAGACAATATGTAACGTGGCAGGATTTAAAAAATGTTAATGATTTGAGAGAAAAACCAGTTTATAGGAATTTAGATAAATTGAAATATTCAATTTCAGAATTAGAAAATAAAGATAAACAAGTAAGCAGCGGGGGGGGTGGCGATACACGTTCTGTAAATTGGTTATCTAGAAATAGAGCAATTGCTGGAATAGAAACCGATCCTGTTGGAAAAGATGATACTTTTAAAACTATTGAAATAATTACTGAGTATAGACGTGATCGTTGGATTACTTTTGCTCCTAAACATGGAGTAATTTTGAGGGACATTCCTAATCCTTATGGTAACTATGAAATACCAATCACTATGCTTCGTTACTATCAGATTGATGATGATTTATATGGACTCTCCGAAATAGAACCAATTAAAGGTTTACAAAAAGCAATTAACGCTCTTCTTTGTCAATATGTGGACGAAATAAATCAGAAATTATATTCACCCATTGCTATTGGACCTGGGGTTAAACAACACACACTAGAGTGGGGAAAAGGAGCTCGTTGGTCAATGAACAATCCAATGAGTGATTTTAGGTTGGTTGAATCAAGATCTAATGCTGCTCAATATTTTAATAACACATATTCAGTATTAGTTGCCGCAATGATGAATGCTCTTGGCGAATCATCTCTTGGCGTCTCAAACGTCCAACCTTATCAAAAAGATAAAACTGCAACCGAGGTAAAAGCCTTACAACTTCAAAGAAATGCTCGTGATAATTTTAACCAAATATTTTTGGCTGAAGCTATTAAGAGACAATATATGTTATGGCATTCCATGAATCAAAAATTATTGTTTTCTGATCCAAAAAAGAAATCATTTGTTTTGAGAATTGTGGGACCAGAAGCAATTACTTTTTTTCAAGAACATGGATTGGATAAAAAAACATTTGATCAGGAACAACTATTAAAAACAGGATCAAAGTCAATTGATCAGGTAGTTAATAATGAGACACCACCATCAGAAGATGAATTGGGGATTATGACATCAGCTGAAACATATAAATATCCAGTTAATACGGGAACAGATGAAAAGCCAGAGTTTGTATCTAAGCTTAGAACAATGGAAAATGGAAAGAGTGCAATGCTTGCAATTGAGCCTGAAGATTTAAAGGGGACTTTTGATTTTTCAATTGATGTGGAATCAATGAGTGCCAATGCCGATGATGAACGTAGAAACGCGCGTCAGACAGCTGTTACATTACTCGCTTCAAATCCTAATATTACACAACTTTTAGCTACAGAACAAGTAAAACCAAAGTTTAAAGAATTATTTGTAACATGGCTTGAAGATCTTGGATTTATGGATGCTGATAAGTATTTTGAAAAAATAGCTACTCCAGTTGCCTCTGAGGGTGGAGCAACTAACTCATTAGCCAAGGCTATGGGGGGATCTGTGTCACCGACTGGTATTCCAGGGGGAACTAATCCTAATGAAGGTGGTGAAACATCTTCTTCAACACCATTTGGTCAATCTCAATCTTCAATCAATACTAAGACATTATCACCTGAAGCATTACAAAATTCATCAGTAGGAACAGGACAATAATATGGAACCTAATAAAACAGTAGAACTTAAAGAGGAGGAAAAGAGAGAATTAAACGACGGTCAAACTCTTTATGAATTAACCAAACATCCAGGGTTTGATGTAATTAGAAGATATTTTGAGGAGTTAGCTTTTCATAGTTGGATTGATCCGAGGGAAACTCAAAATAAAGAGGACTATCTTTGGAGGGAGTTAAATGGATTTCATGCCGCTAATAATGCTAGAGAATTTTTGGAGTGGTTGAAGGAAAAAATTAATAGAGCGGATTATCTCGATAAGAAAAGATTGGGAGAATTAAAAGTTGTTCCAATGAAAATTTAATATGCCACTTTCAAAAGGAAAATCTAAAAAAGCAATAGCCTCACGTTTTCGTGAATTATATGCGGATAATAAAAAAACTGGAAAAGCTAAGGGCGCTAATGGTAAACCTAGAAGCAGAAAACAGATTGTTGCGATTGCATTAGCAAAAAATAAAAAGAAATAATGGATAAAACTAAAAAAGTTAGGAAGGATAAATATGACTGAAAGTGTTCTTCCAGCTATGCCACCATCAGATGATGGGTCTTTGTCTAGAAACCATTATGATGGATTTTATAAAAGATCGGCGCGAGAATTTTGGAAAGATAATAGGGTGGAAAAAATACCAGATACGCCTTTTAAAAAATGTGAACATGAGTTCAAAATGGTAGTTAACGGAGCACAATGCGTTAAATGCCACTTTGGTCTCACGGGACCAATAGAAGTTAGAAATGGAAAACTTTATCACAATGGTGAAAAGTTACCATTATAGCACTTTAGAAGTCAGTTGAAGAAAGATAGGGTTACCTATTTTTCCCATCCAACCTGCCCCATTGCGTAGGGGGCATGATAAATACTTTCGCATGTGAAAGGAGGTGAAAAAATATGGCAGAACCAGTAGGTGCACCAGCACCAGTTGTGGAAAATCCAGCTCCAGTTGCGCCAGTACAATCAGCGCCAGTAGCACCAGTTGCTTCTGTTGCTCCAGTACAGTCAACTCCAGCTCCAGTTTTACCACAAGAAGTAAATAATAAGACGAAAGAACAATTTGATAAGTTATTGGAAAGCAATCGTAGATTGTTTGAGAGCAACGAGAGTTTAAGAAGACAAATCATAGCAAGAGAACAATCAAATCAAACCTTTGCTCCTATTCAACAAGTTCCGACTGTTCCAAAACCACAGGTTAATGCAGCGGACTTTGTAGAAGTTGATCCATTAAGTGGAGAGTCATTCATTAATACTGACAAGATGAAAAGTAAAATGGATGATATAAATCAACGGGCATCAAGAGCAGAACAAGCAATCCAAAACTATATCAAATCGGCGGAACAAAAAGAAATTGAGAGACAAAGTAATGAAACATTTGCAGTTTACCCAGAATTAAATCCTGGAAATAAAGAAAAATTTAACGAGGGATTTAATAAGCAGGTAAGAGGCATTCTTTTAGACTCAATGTATAGTCCATCAGAATATGGTGGAAGACCATTGACCTTTAAGGAGGCAGCAGATTTTACTAAAAAAATTTCTCAACCAACACCAACTGTTCCAACACCAGTAGTTAAAGAAGATAAAAAAGGTCAAGATAATAAAATACAAGGGTCAACACAAGTTCCTTCTCAACCAGGAAACTTGCCAGAACCAACGTCTGATCAAGAGTTAGAGAGGCTAAGAGTAAAAACAAGATACGGAGATAATGAAGCATTAGCAAAAAGATTATTATCAACTGAACATATATTACCAGGAGGATCATCTTAGTGTAGGGCGTCCACATTGCCCCACACTAAGTTTAAATATTAAGTGTGGGGTAATGAAAGGGGTGAAAAAAATAATATGGCTTGGGGATTGATAACTTTAGCTTGTCCTGTTCCCCAAAACAAAAACAGGGATAGAGTTCGTAAAGAGTAATCTTTATGTAAAAATACTTGTCTGAATTCGGTGGAACTCTGACTTGACAAAATCTATAAGTATTATATAATTACAGTACTATGATAGATAATGTAGAAAAGACAATACCGAGCGAAGATATATGGTTAGCATGGGTGGGTGGAATTATAGATGGTGAGGGTAGTATTGGAATTTATAAAACCAATCAAGGAAGAAATATTTTAAATGTTACTATTGTTAATAGTGATGTTAAAATTTTAGATAAAGTTGAGGAAATTTATAAAAAATATAAAATTTTATATTCTAAATACTTACACACCAATCGTAATCCGAAGGGTTTTTTACCAACTCAACCATGTTATGTTATAACCGTGAGAAGAAAGGATGATAGTAAAAAAATATTAGAATTGGTTTTGCCTTATTTGATAGGAAAGAAACATGAGGCAGCTATAAAATTAATAAATTATGTTACTATTCATCCTAAACATATATATCCAACACATTTTTGCATTTTTTGTAAAAAAAAATATAAAGGAAGAACAAAAAAATATTGTTCTTTAGAATGTTGGCATAAATATGCAATAGGAAAAAATAATCCTAATTTTATCCATGGAAAATATATCGCGTGTAACGACTAAGCGACAAGCTCCTACAAAAGGATGAAGCTATAGTCTGATCTCATAAGAAATTATGAGAGTTTAACAGAAATGTTTAAACCTTCTATGAAGAAGTAACAATAATGATCAAGATAATGGTCGAAGAGAGGATTTATTGGATGTCATCGGGGATGTAAGTCCTGACGAAACTCCTTTAATGACCCTTTTTGGCACATCAACTGCAAAAGGTACCTACCATGGACAATAATAAC